AAGTAAACAAACTTGATCTAGGGGGCGGCGACTATGGCATACCTCTAGATGTTCCTGATCAAAAGCCTTCGAAGTATCCCTATAATCAGGTCTCTGAATCACCTTCGGGTCATGTGATTGAGATTGATGATACGCCTGGTGCTGAGCGTGTATTAATCAAGCATCGAACAGGTGCGGGCGTAGAAATGCGCGCTGACGGTTCTGTGGTAATTGCATCGAAGAATCAGCGCATCGAAGTAACTGGCGGTGATCAAACTACTATTGTTGAAGGAGAAGGCAATCTTGTTTACAAAGGAAATCTTAACCTTACCGTTACTGGCGATTTCAATTTGGATGTCGGTGGTAATTATAATGTTAATGTTGCCGGAGATAAACTTGAGAAAATCAAGGGACGACACACAAAAATAGTTGACCGAGATCAGAACTATACGATTCGTGGTGCGCGCGGTGAGCAGGTGGTCGGAATGGCGACCTCTACAGTGCTTGGCGACCAGAATCTAATTACAGCGGGCAATCTAAATCAGTTCACTCAAGGCAACACAGAAATTCTTGCGGGTGGTAATCTTATCACTACTGCAGTAAATGAATGGGTTGCGGCTGCGTCTACTGCGAATGTCACAGCGCGCCATGTAAGTGTGATTGGTCATAAGGGTACGATTGGTGGACCATTGATCGATCATTACGGAAAATCGTACGGAGGTTTTCCTGCAGGTATTACAAATCTTGCGACTTTCTACGGATCGCTTGTGGGTAAAGCAGCAGAGGCAATTCACGCAGACTATTCTATGTTTGCAGCACAGTCCGGTTTTGCAGTGAGTGCGGGTGCTGCTACGACAGCGCTAAGCGCAGGCAGTCTTGGCTCAACTAAGCCGCCTATTGTCGTTCCTCCAGTGCCTGGGGTGATGCCGTTCATTCCCATTCCGCCAACTGCGCCAATTCCTAACCCTGGTATTGTCGAACTACAGTTGTCGTCAAGCAACTACGGCATTCGAAATGTTTCTGTCGATCCAAAACTGAAGACTAAGATTCTTAAGTCTGATGACTATAGTGATTTATTCAATTTTGATCCTACCATTCATGAGATTCGTTCGAAGTTGCGCGATCCGCAACACTTTGCTAACGGCGGCTTTACAAGTTATCTTGTGTCAGAAGGCAAATTGAACAAAGACTTCAAGAAGAACATGCCAAAGAACATTGGGCGCTCTGCATCAAAGACTGGTACGATTCGTTTTGGTGTAAATCTACTTGGTAATAATCCTGCTGACAATCGCAGCAAACGCTTCAAGGTGAACAAATGATAATTCTAGTTGATCCAGAATACAATCCTGAGTTTCAATCTACGATTACTTCTGCTACAAAACTCGGTCCTGGTATTACATGCGCTAAGTTTCTTGGTGCAAGAGGGTCGCGTACACAGTTCGAAAAACTATATGCAGCAAACTTCTTTGGTGCACCTGATCTAAAACAGATTGCAAGAAATTTGGTCGTGCATGCAAACGCTATGAAAACAGTCATTGGCAATCCTACATTTTCTCAGCATCGTCTGGTTGTGTCAGAAGGTATCTACGAGCCTAACCCTAAGTTTGAAGTGCAAGAAGTTCCTGCAGGTTCTAAAGAAGCAGCAAAAAGATTAGCGAAAGCAAATCCTGGCGGTTCTTATGGGAACAGTTCGGATGGATGGGTCGCACGAATCCCTTTGTACATAGGTGAAAGACCGTCGAGTGGCGGTGTGAATGATTTAAGAAGAACAGGGCGCGCTATTGTTTATCAGTTGATTGACAAGAACGGTAAGACTGATCCGCGCAAAACATTTGATCTTGCAGTGTTCTGGAAAGATTATATCGGTTATGATCGATTGACTCTGGACTACGATACCTTTGATCCAAGCGGTGAATTGACTTGCCAAATCGTTTTGGAAATACCTGAAGTACCTGCTAGTTATGAAGTACAGTTTGCATACAATTTGCAGACCACATACAACGGCGAACTTCAAACTAAAAATGAACTGCTAGAAATCCTTCCTGACGATTGATATAAATAAAAAGAAAAGGTTTTAACACCCTATGTCCAAAATTTTCTCTACAGAAGATGGCAATCTAAACAGCAGTATTCGCGTCGTAAAAGAGCGCGTTTACTCTGATATTGATTTGTCTTTGGATGCGAGAACATCTACTGATGGTGATGTTTTTCGAAAAACTGACGCGGCTTCTGTAAAGCAGGCTGTTAAGAACCTATTGCTTACAAATAGATACGAAAAGCCCTATCGCCCACAATACGGAGCAAATCTTCATGGGCTTTTGTTCGAACTTATGGACGATGATATTGGCGACGAAATCATTGATAGAGTTACAAGTACAATCGAAAGATACGAGCCTAGANCAAANGTTCTGGGAGTTAAAGTTACAGCAACGCCAGATTTTAATGCAGTTACTGTAACAGTTGAATTTAGAATTATTAGCACAAATGTTGTCGAGACTCTGAAGGTATCGTTAAACCCAACATTTGAATCTGCAGCAGCCGAAGACATCCCTACACTTCCTTTGGCTACGACAGATATCATTATCTATCAGGATATCATTCGCACAGAAAGAAAGCCGGAAGGCGAGAGACTTGCGACATTTAGAGGTGATTTGATTCGTCGCGACTTGCTGATTCCACCGAACGATGCGCTGCTAACAGATCCAGACGAAGATATGATTCAGTCTTTGTTCAATGGTCTTTTCGAAGGCGTATTACTTGTTGATGTAAATGAGCCAGAAGGTCTTCTCACAGAACCTGATGAAGATCAGATATTCTTGCAATCTGGCGCTGACTTCCTTGCAGCATAATTATCGGAGTAAAAAATGGCAACAACCATTAAATCGACAGAGTTAGATTTTAATACGATTAAAAATAATCTAAAACTGTTTCTTGCACAGAAGCCAGAGTTTGCTGACTATAACTTTGAAGCATCCGGTCTTTCTAACCTGTTGGATGTGCTTGCATATAATACTCACTATAATGCGCTGCTTGCCAACTTTGCACTGAATGAATCTTTTCTTAGCACTGCACAGTTAAGATCCTCGCTTGTGGGCCTAGCAGGAAGTTTGGGTTACACTGTAGGCTCTAGAAAAGCAGCATTTGCTGTGGTCAATCTAAGCGTTACAAACAGCGATAATCCTTCTAGCATGACAATGCCTGCAGGCACCAAGTTTACTACGATTATCAACAACAAGTCGTATACTTTTCAGACAAGAGACACACTGACCGCAGTAAATGATGGTGCGAATGTATACAACTTTACTCTGAATGGCAACCGAAACATTCCTATCTACGAAGGTATTTCGAAAACAAAAACATTCATTGCAGGGCCTGCAAGCGAAGACGATACTTATGTTATTCCTGTTACGAACCTTGACCTTGATACGGTGGTTGTCAAAGTCTATTCTAGCGTAACTTCTAGCGACTATTCATTATACACCAACATTATTAATGCCACAAGTATTAACCAAGATTCTAGAATTTATGTTATGAAAGAATCACCGAATGGTTATTACGAACTGACATTTGGTAACGGTGTCCGTCTTGGTCAAAGTCCAAAGGCAGGTGATAAGATCGAAGTATCATACACAACTGTGGCGGGTCCTGAAGCAAACGGTGCGCGCAGTTTCACACCAACAGGAACGCTTGACGGCAAGACGATTGTAAGTACTACTGTATCTGTATCAACAAACGGCTCGTACAAAGAAGAAATTGAGTCTATTCGTAAGAACGCACCTTTTCAATGGGCCGCACAGAACCGAATGGTTACAGCGCAAGACTATGCTGCACTTACTTTGCGCAACTTCTCAAATGTAATCAGCGATATTCAAACATGGGGCGGTGAAGAAAACACCACACCAAAATACGGTACGGTGTTTATGTCAATCGTATTTGACACTGATGATCCTGTTGTCGTCGAAAACACAAAGAGTTCAATCACTTCTCTTGGCAAAGATTTGTCTGTTGCGTCTTTTGATATTGAATTTGTCGATCCTGTTGAAACCTCTATTGAAGTTTCGACAGTTTTTCAGTTTAACCCAACTCTAACTTCATTGTCAAGAACTGCAGTAGAAGACGCAGTAAAAGCGACCATGCAAAACTACTTTGACACAAGCGTTGGTGGATTTAATCAGTCTTTCCGTAGATCGAATCTTCTTACAGACATTGACGCAACCGATGACGCGATTCTGTCAAGCCGTGCAGACATTAAGATGCAGAATCGATTTGTTCCGGACGCACTTGCACCAGTTCAGACAATTTATTTTCCTGCTGCAATCTCAGCACCAGATGATGTGAACTATACTATTCAGTCAGAAGCATTCTACTATAACAGTAAAGTATGTGTGCTAAAAAACAAACTGGAGTCAAATATTCTTCAAGTCATCGAAGTAGCAACAGGTTTACCGATTGTAGATAATGTCGGTACATTTACACAGACAACAGGCGTGGTAAATCTAGTGAACTTTGCAGCAACTTTGATTACTGGAGATTATTTTAAGATTACTGCAATCCCTGCAAACCCGTCGGTGATCAATCCTTTGAGAAACAATATTCTTACTTATGATGCACAGGCTTCGAAAGCAAGAGCAGTTCTTACAGACACGGTATAAATATTTTAACTTTAGAAAGAGAATTGAACTATGACCTCATCTGTCACCAATAGCCTAAGATCGTATCTGTTGAATCTTTTTAAGAAAGATATCGACAGCGATGGTGTCGGCTACTACATTGGCATTTCTAGATCAGAGCCATATACGGCCGATGATGGCATTAATACGACCACTGTAGGATCTTTGGATAATCAGTTAAACTTTCGACATAATCTCCATGCAGTTAAAATTCTGAGCAACGCTTCATTTGTTGTGCCTACGGTCGTTTGGGCCGCAGGTAATATCTACGAAGCATATGATAATAAGAATCCATTTCAGACTAATTTCTATGTAGAAAATTCTCTTCGTGAAGTGTTTGTGTGTGTCCAACAGGGTAGAAGATCGGACGGTAGTGCTGAACCTGCATTTGACGAACCTCGTGCAATCACTGCAAACGAAGAAGCAAAGACTTTTAGAACGCTAGACGGCTATCATTGGAAGTATATGTTCAAGCATAGCAATCTAGCATACGGTACTTTCCGCACAACTTCTTTCATGCCTGTCAAGCGCATCACAAATCTTGACACTACGATTCCCGAAGAAATTGAACAGATTCGTTTGCAAGACAGCGCGGTCGGTGGTGAAATTCTAAACATTGCAATTGATAGTGGTGGGACAAACTATAGCAGCCCCACAATTACAATTACTGGTAACGGTTTTGGTGCAAAATTTACTGCAGATGTTGTAGACGAAAGCATTGTAAATGTGCGCTGTGATTCAAATGGGGTTGGTGGATTCTTACATGGTGTAGGTTATGACTATGCAAAAGTGAGCGTGACCGATCCTAGTGGTGGCGTCGGTGCTAAACTTCGAGCAGTTATTTCGCCAAAACTTGGTGCTACATATGATCCAGTAGAGACACTAAAGTCTCGCCAATTGATGGTACAGACAGATATTATCGGTACAGAAAACTCTGCGATCATTGCAAACGATACAGAATTTTATTCTGTTGGCATTATCAAAGGGCTGCAGAAATTTGGAGTTGATTCTGACTTCACTGGTAGTTCTGCAATTGCACTGAAGAAACTTCGCATTACTTCTGTGCTTGGTGATTGGTTCGATGATGCTACCTTTAGCAATGCACTACAGACAGTAACAGCGAAGATTTTNCATCTTGATGGATTTGATNTATATTATTATCAAGACGATGAAACTGGCTTNGGNAGTTTCACGATTGGAGAAGATATTATAAACGAAGACGGCGGTACTGCTGATGTTTTGGCAATAACAAATCCTACGGTTGATGCTTATTCAGGTGATATTTTATACATAAATACACTTGACACGGCGATTACTCGCGAAGCGATTCAAACCGAAGACATTCGAATAGTTATTCAGTTAGGATAAAACATGGCGACACAATTTACCTCTAATACATTATCTGGTCTTTACGACGACGACTTTAACGAAGCAGATAATTATCATCACATTCTTTTCAATAATGGAAGAGCGCTGCAGGCAAGAGAACTGACGCAACTCCAGACCATTATTTTTAGAGAACTTGCAAGACTTGGGAAGAATATTTTCAAAGAGGGTGCCGTTCTTTCTGCGGGTGGCTTTGCAGTCAACGCAGACTACGAGTATGTTAAAATTTCTGCAACAAATGCTGGCGGTGCGTTTGCTAGCATTCCTGTCGGTACTGTATTTAAGAACCCTTTGACTGGTGTCGAGGCAAAAGTTCTTGAAGTAAAACCTCGCGACGGAACCGATTTTATTCTTGATACGCTGTATGTTCAGTATATCAATAGCGGTGCTGACACCATCGGTGCTACGCCGACTCGTTTTGGTGACGAAGAAGTTTTGTTCGATCAATCAGGTGGCGGTTATCAATTAACAACAGAAACACCTAATGCAACTGGTAAGGGCGTTCGATTTACTGTAGGCGAAGGTGACTTCTTTGTGCTTGGTCACTTTGTACATGCTGCTGAGCAGTCTATTGTTCTTTCGCCCGATTCTCAGATTGCAAACGCGACCGTAGGCTTCAAGGTTGTACAAGAAGTTATTACTGTTAATGATGATAACGAACTTTTTGATAACGCAAACGGCATCGTAAACACAGCGTCTCCCGGTGCTGATCGCTATCGCATTCGTCTAGAACTCACTACACAAGATAAGATTGCATCTGACGAAACTTTTGTGTTCCTCGCAACTGTCGAAAACTCTAAGATTACAGAAGAAATCGAAGAGTCTGATGCATATAATAAGATTGAAGAATTTGTTGCTCTAAGAACAAAAGAAGAGTC